GTATAAAGGAATCATACTTATTGATTCTCATAGATAAGAACTTCCACACAGGGTCAGTCAACTTCTTATCAAAGTTTTCTTTAAACCCAATGATCTTGTTCAAAATAACAAAAGTTTCTAGAGAAATGTTCTTTCCCAGATGCTCTTTGATAATTTGAGGGTGTTTAGTTCCCTCAATTTTAAACATAGCATCAAAGTCTTTATCTGTAAAGACTTCTTCAATCTCTGACTTGAAAGTGTATGACAGAGACTGTAGTCTCTTCTTCCAGTCAGTATAATTTTGCTCACCATTCCTAACAATCTCACCAATCCATAGGGACTGTGGGTCATCACAGGTGACAAAATTTGACACAAAAAATTCAACAACTTCTGTGTCATTCTTTTGCCTGCTAAGTTTCTCAAAGAAAAACCTATCACGCCTCTTATAAAAAGAGTCTAGGGATGCCCTAGACTTTCCACCATAACGATGGTAATCATATGTGTCTTTGGTAAAGTGATTTTTCAATCCAAGATAGTTCTTGTACACATCAAAGGGTTTCACTTTAGGAATCATATGGGAAGTTTAGCATGAGATGTCTTCTTCAACAGGTTCAATTCTGTTGCCTCTGCTCTCAACTTATCTTTCAATGGTTTTGATATCAACTTGGGAATTGATTCAACATCAATGTTGTTCCTTTCACAGAACAAGACAATAGAATCCATATACTTCATACCTCTATTCTCTTTGGCGATCTTTTCAATCTCCTCAGAGAATCTACGTGTGCAGTAGAACTTATTTTCTATGATCTTATCTACACTTAGATCTTCAGGCTTTTTCATATTCCTGTAATTTGAATTCAACAAATTCTCTAATATATTTTGAGAGTAAGTTGATGTACTTTTTCTTGTCATATTCTTCATAGATTTCTACCTCTCCATTTTCACAGGTCATAATGATTACAAATTTTTTGACTATAAGACCCTTCATTTCATACAACATACAAGCATATGCTGCACACTGAACAAAGTAGTCTTCAATCCACTCTCTTGGTTTAGGTGCTTTAGAAGTCTTGAAATCAATGACAGACAACTCACCATCAAACTCAGCAATACAGTCAACAGAACCAGCAATACCTAGTTCAGTACTGTACAATGCTGTCTCTTGACATAGGATATTATCAATCCTATTCAAGTCAGGTTTGGCTTGTTTGAATAGGTATTGAGATAAAGGAAGAACATCAGTGAAAGTATCTGAGTTGTTCAGATACTCTTCAATCAATGTGTGTGCATCAGTACCACGATGGGTAGCCTTACGAGTAATGTTGTTGGCTTCTTGTTCACCAACTTTCTTTCTCCATGCCTTAAACTTGTTTCTATTCCTCCAACCAATCACTGATGTGATAGATGGCATCTTAACAAGTTCTTCAGTTCCAAATACTTTGTAGTAACGAACTCCTTCAATAGTCTCTCGTTCAATAGGAACGAAAGGAACATCCTGATGTTTAAACATTACATACCCAGTTCAAGTTTAGCCACAATGTACTCTTTAACAAGTCCACTTCTACAAATGTCCTCAGCACAGAACTCAATTGTATCAAAGGATGGCATATTTTGCAAGATTCTCATGAAGTCTGCAATACCATTCCTCTCATTCTGTTTGGTCAAGTCAGACTGAGTTGCGTCACCACAGAAATGAATCTTAGAATTCTCACCTACCCTAGTAATCATTGAATCAAGTTCATGAAAATTTAGGTTCTGGAATTCATCAACAATTACAATCACATTATCAAGAGTTGTACCCCTGATAAAAGATGTGGACCAGAAAGAGATAGTACCCTGTGCTTTGAGATTTGCATAGAGCATATCAAAAGAAGGGTCATCAGGCATCTCAAACATATACTTCACCATATTTTTGTATGGTATCTGGTATAGGGATGATTTATCTTCATGATCACCTGGAAGGAAACCAATCTCTCTAGTGGGCACAAGAGACCTGACAATGTAGATCTTCTCATAGGGTGTCTTTGGATCCAAGACATCTAGGAGAGCATTGTAGAGGGTGATAAAGGTCTTACCTGTACCTGCACACCCATAAGCAACAAGATTTTGTTGCTGCTTATACATCTCAAAAAAAGTAGTCTGATTCTGAGTAAGAGGTTCAATCTTCTTAATGTAATCAAGATTGATTGGCTTCTTTCTCTTCATGACTTTGTTACTCATACCAAAGGGCACTGGATTGGTGCTTCCAATTCCTGATTTCTTCTTTGCTGGCATAATATTAATCGTAATGTTTCAGTGTACTACCTGGTTGTTGTTTAGCTTTACCTATAACGTCTTTCCAACCTGGATGTTTGGTGTAAATTTTACTTAAAGGATCTCCAACTGATTCAATTCCAAGACAAGGGGCATTTTCTGGTGTGTAAAATCTTTCCCAGGATGGATTATCTTCACGCCACTTGTCCCAGTCATGAATACTCATCTGGATTTCTTTCTCTTCACCAGTCTCCTTGTTTTTTACTGGATAAGTTGCCACGGTTTCCTCCATTGTATAGAAATATTTAGTTACCATTCAAGAGCTTCTGCAATTACAGGGAACTGCTCTTTGAAAATCTCCTTACATGAGTTAGCAAGGTCTATATGTTCCTTCTGTGTTCCATTAGATGTTCTCAGTTCAATGTAATGAATCCAAGAACGAATTGAGCCTGTCATGTACATTTTTGTAGGTACTGCCAATGGGAGTACAAAACGAGCACACTCCTTTGCAACTCCTGCAGATAGCATCTGATTGTACAAAGAGTATGCAGAACTGAATAAGGTAACCATCTGACGATTAATTTTATCAACAGTCTCAGGATCAAGATCATCAATACTATTCTGACGATTCTTATCATCCTGACGTCTGAGTTCAGGAAGTTCAATCTCACTACTCAATAGACCAGTGCTTGCATATCTCTGTGAGAATTCTTGAAAAGTAAATGACCTATGACGAAGCACTTGAGCTGCCAGACCTCTTGTGGTCTCAACTTCAAGAGACATGAATGCCTGCTCAAAGATAGACCAATGTTGATGTTTAATACAATACTTCAGAAGTCCTGCAAACTTCTCACTCTCTTGGTTGTTTGGATTAGAAACACGTGCACAGTATGCAATATGTTTCTCAGCATCAGGAGTGACTGAGATTAGTTTGGCTTGATTCATCTTTGTGTTTAATCTTTAGTTGTTTACGTTCTTGTTTAACTCTTTCTACATAGACTCTTTCACCTTCACTAAAAAGTTCAGGATGTTTGAGAATGTACTTGATTGCTTTTTTTGTTTTCATTATTGAAATATGTATTGAAATAGGAAACTATTCCATTACTTAACTGGTTACCTTGTGAAACCCAAGTGTCTACACATTCGTAAATGTCTTGAGTACTATATGATTCTTCTTCTATCTTGGTTCTTCCATACTTATTTAACAAGATACTAAGACACTGTTGACGAAGTTTCATTCTGTCTTCAGAGTATCTCCAATCATCATTCATCATCTTCAAATACCTCATCATAGTCAGGGAGTGGTGGAAGATACTCTGTTGTTTCAGTATATGATTCAACATTAGAATATACTTCTGTCTCTAAGGCACTGACAATGACTTTCAATTGCCTTAGGATTGCTTTAAGATTATCTTTCTCCATAAAAAAAGGGAGGATATAGAGTCCTCCCATTCTAAACTATTCAATTGTGATTGTCAATCACTTTGAATAAGCACGACCACGGTAGCAAAAGGCGCCATGAGTCTCTTTAGACTCTACACAACGTGTCATATACTCAACACCACGATATGAGGTGTGATTAATTTGTGCGTCATGCAGGGCAGATGCCTTTTCAATTTGCTTTTTGATGATGTTAAGGGTGTTCATTGTAGGTACTCCTAAAGTAGTAGAGGGTTTTAATCCCCGTTCCTTCAGTCGTGTGCGTCCCAGTACCACTCACATTCTGGTGATGAGTCCTTAAGGGTCTCAACTAACTCAACCTTTAGAAAATTACTAATGTTTGGGTTTGTCTCAATCTTCAGCATGATAGCATCAGTTTGAGTACAAGTGAGTGTTGTATAGAATAATAGTTCTAGCATGGGATGAACGACTCCGTTCCGCGACTTACTTGCGTCTCCTAATCAAGTCCAAATTTGTTCCAAATTAGGAGATGAACGACAGGTCTAGTATAGACCATTGTAACTATTTATGTCAAGCTCTTTCTTTTTTTGTCTTGAAGTAAAGTTTGTAATATGGTTTCTTCATTTGATTAATGATCTCAGCATCCTCTTTGAATCCCATATATTTTAATTGCTGGTAAGAACCTTCCAGTTCTGAGAGGAGCATCAGAATATACTCAGGGTCTCTGGGTCTTCCTCCTGGTTCATAGTGATCACTAGGAATCAAAACCCTTCCTCCTGTGCCTCCTCAATCATTTTAGAGACTACATTTTCTGTACCATCCATAGTCTTTACAACAAAAAGACTTGACCTCTGATACTTCTTCACCTTCTTATACTTCTTTAGAAGTTCTTGGACTTGATCTTTTGGTACTTCAAACTCAACATCAAATCCTTTATCTTTATCAATATTCATTTCTTTTTAGATGATTTCTGCATTTCTTCCTGCGATTTCCACAGTTTAGGATTGGCAGTACCATCTGACTGTTGGATATCAATTAGATCTTTCTTATACTTGTCATAATAATGATCAAAGATTTCTACCTTCTTACTGGATATAACAAGGTCATACTTTTTCTCCTCTCCCACACTGTAAGAGACAAGGAAAGCATTATTAGGTAGTGATTTATCTGTGGCTACTTCAGGATCACATGCCTCATTCAAAATTCTCAAGATCTACCTCCCCAATTGATATCAGGATATGCTGCTTCAACATTTGCCTTAGTGATTTTATACTTAGAATTAAGTGACTTGTCTTTCACAAGACACACAATGTCTGCCTCATGAGGATGCAAACCTTCAAGCATTTGAATGAACATACTCTCTCTACGTGTCTTAGAGAGACTGTCATTGCCACCTCTCACAAAGTGATAAAGGTTTCTCCATTCTTTACGCAATGAAGTATGATCTGTTCCCACAGGAACATCATTTCTTTCATAAGGAACTGTGCCCTCAGGGAGCAGTGAGATAACAGTGTCATCAAAGTTCCAAATTAGGAGTGACACAACAGCATCACACCTATGTTCTTTCAATACTTCCACCTTCTTAGTAGCACTTCTTTGCTTTGAGATTTCCTCAAAGATTTCATGCACAAAAGGATTAGGTGGAAGTTTTGTATTTTTAGTTGATGTAGGCATTGTAGTAATCAATTTAATTCAATATAGGATATTTATCAGGAGAAGTCAATCTCCATCTTCAGTAAGGTCTTCCATAGTATTTTCAAACCTCACTGCCAATACGTCATCAGGAATGATTTGACCATTCTCATCAAACATCTCTGGGTGCATAGGAATATACTGAGAAGTTCTGTCAATAGCATATCCTTTTAGAAGGTATCCAACAACACCTCCAACAATTAGAAACATAACAGAAATCAGTGTAGTGAACGTGAGTGTAACTGCTAACATTTTAGTTCTCCTTTTTCCTTACATCTATGTGGGTGTCTAGAAAAAATTCCACTCTCTTTCCAAAAATGGAGAGTGATTTCCCAAACTTTAACTGAAAAGTCTTAGGTGGTTCCCTCCTTTTTTTATTTCTTAGAAGCAATTCAAATCCCCTATTCATCCTAGGAGTATCTAAATCTTCTTTATTTAGTGAGCTTTCTTCTTCTTCCTGATCTTTTTTCATTCATGTACCTACATGCATCATTGATGATACTCTCAAGATAATTTTTTATTTTACGAGCCTCAGGTTTTCCAAGGTGACCATAACCCTCTCTCAACTGCTTGTGTAAGTTGTCATCACCACCCTCTAAGTATCCTTCAAGGTCTAATATGATACTCTTTATCTCTGCTGCAGTACAGCTCATCAGGAACTCTTCTACAACAGTTCTAGTAGATTTATTGCTCTTCAGATACTCATACATATTCATCCTAAATTTGCCCTGAAAGGCATAGTCTATAGTATGTTCAATTGCATCGTAGAGATCTAAATCCATCAGACCAAATTATTCTCTCTGAGATATTTAACAGTTTCAGCACATCCACCAACAACTTTACCATTTACTGACACTTGTGGGAAGGTAGAACCTTGACCAAACTGATCATAAAATTCTGGTTTCTGATAGTCTCTACCCAGTTTATATTCTACAAACCTTTGCTCTGATAACTTAAGGGCACCTATCACCTTAGTACAATAAGGACAACCAATCTTTGTATATACTGTGAAATTGTTCATTGTGTTTTTCATTTAGTTTCCTCCTTTAATTTATAAAAGTTCTCCCAACTACAAAAACAAACTTTGTATCCAGGATAATG